GCATGATGTACGACCAACTTGAACTTACAAAAGAGAAGTACACTGAAATAAAGGGCGACGAGCCCATATCTCACATTTTAGGCATAGCTGAAGAGAGCATTTTTGATTTTACTTCTATGCTTTCCGACTCAGACGAATCTCCCACAAAAATGTTCGACGACGCTCCTGAGTACCTTGAGGAGCTCTGTGAGAACCCTGTAGATCAAATAGGTATATCAACAGGTTTTAACAGGTATGACTTTGCTATAGGAGGAGGCCTAAGAAGGGGTACAGTTAATGTAATTGGAGCTAGGCCAAAGACAGGTAAGACACTTCTTGCTGACAATATGGGCATTCACATTGCGAAACAAGGCGTTCCAGTTCTTAATCTAGATACTGAGATGCGTAAAGAAGACCACCAACATAGAATGATTGCTATGCTGTCAGGAGTCGCCATTAATGATATTGAGACTGGAAAGTTTGCAGAGAGTCCATTACAGAAACAAAAAGTTATGGACGCAGCAAAAGAAGTCCAAGAAATTCCATACTACTTCAAGTCTATTGGGGGAATGTCATTTGAAGACCAACTCT